AGCCCCTGCCTTTTTTCGCAGTTATTTTTATCTCAACTTTTCCTAGATCATCATCATCTATTTTTAATATACCTTTATCATCAAACCCTAGTTCTTGTAAAACTTTTATTGATGGGCTAGCTAAAGCAATATCATAGGCTTTTATAATATTAGAGTTTATGATTTTTTCATAGCCATTGTGAGATATTATGGGTTTTAGAGTAAAAAAATCATCTTTAAATTTTCCTTTTAATAGTTCTTTTATATACGTTTCAAACGCCGTAGTATTAAAGCCGCCAGCAGTTTTTTGATATATAATGATATTGTTTTCAAAATCCCAAAAAAGATAATTTTGCTCTATGATATACTCTGTCTCGTTTAATTTTATCTCACGTGTTTTTCCAGTTACTTCATCTTTAATAATAGGGTTAAAGTCTTTTCTAAATTTTTGAAATATAAAAATATTTTTTTCACCATTAACACTATCTAAAAACCCTTTATTTTCATTGATAGCGATTAACCCATCTTGTAGAGATACCCCATTAGAAAAATAGTTTTCTAGGCTATAATCAAACAAATTTTTATCAATATCCCCAACTACCTTGTAAAAATAAAATTTTATATCCATAGCAAAAGCCTTCTATTTAAAATTATCGTCCATAATTTTTTTTGCATCATAATAGCTAAGCTTATCCTCAGAATAAAACATATACATATCACTATATTCGTTACTATAATTTTCCCCAATTTCTTTAACGTTGATTGTGGGTAAATTAAATTTGGCACAAAGGCTGTTAAAATCAAGAGAGTTGAATGTAGCTCTATGATTTATAAAAAAATAGCCATTTTTGACCAACTCATTATATTTCTCTTTGAATTCTTTTTCTGTCATATCGTATTCCTTTTAAAATTTATCACATGGTGTCAAAACACCCCTTACTTTATCCCATAATCCTCAAACGTTAGACCTTTATATACTTCGCAATGGACTTATATTAGTCCCATTGCCCTTAGCCTGTTTTTGCGATTATTTTCCATAGATTTATTGACTTTGATGACTTTGACCATTTTTATATCTTGCAAGGACTCATCGTTCACGCTAAAGCTAAGAGTTTGAAATTCCCCACTTCTATTATATGGGACGAACCTGACAACCCCGAATTTTTCCTCTTTAAAATAAACCTTGATAGCACTTTCCCCGTTAAATTCATAGTGCACGATGTCCCCACTCAGTATATCGGTTCTAGGGTCACAAATCACTTCGTCGCCTCTTTCTATCAAATCATACATGCTATCGCCGCTTGCGATGACTGCATACATGTCCTCGTTCCAAATATCGGCGCTACAATAGGTCTTTTGATCGTAGTCTTGGTATAAATTTGGCTCCGGGATACCACAACTTGCTTCGCCTACGATAGGGATCTCTTTGACCGAACTAATATCACTATTAAAGCCATTTATCATTTGATTTGCATCCAAAGACAAACACCGCCCTATAAGCCTTATTTTGATAATTTCTGGTGATACGCGCCTATCGTTATCTTTTCTAAACCACGATTTTACAGTATCTATTGGCGTTGGGATGCCATTTTGTGTTAAATAGTCCGCAAGCATTGCCTGTGTTATATTTTTATCTTTCATGGCTTGTTTGACAAGTTCATAGTTAAAGTTGCTTTTCATAACTATCCCCTTTTTATTAGGTGTAAGATAAATACACTAATTATACTTTATTTTTAATTTATTTATAGAATGAATAGATACCACTTTTTAAACTTATTTTAAGTGGTGTTAATATACACTTATGCCATGAGAGCAAATAAAACATATCAAAAAATCAAAAATTTTTTATTAAAACACTATACGTTAAATAGCGTGAAGCACATTTTGAGCGAGAAGCGTAAATTTTTTCCACGCATGGAAATAGTTATTTTGGCACAAAAAGAAATTAATGTGCCTCTTGACGCTTGGCAAGACATCAGAGCTTGGATAATCAAGCAGGAAAACAAGAGACTTCAAAAACTCAAAAAGGTTAAAAAATGATAGCAGAAACATCAAGACAAGCATATAAAAAAATCAAGCCGTTTTTAAATGGCAAGCGTAAGCAAATTTATGAGTTATTTAAAGCACACCCAAACGGAGCTACAAGACAAGAGATAGCCCGCTGGTATATGCTTAAAGAGTGCGGAGTGTGTGGCAGAGTAAATGAGTTAATAGCTGAGAGCTATTTAAGAGTTGTAGGCACTAAAAAAGATGAAATATCAGGACATAGCGCAGAGATTTTAAAAGCTATTGAAAGGATAGCGTGATGAGTAATCAAATGTGCTTAATGTTAATTATTTGCGCACTACTGGTGCTAGACGCATTTATTGAAACGTGGAGAGGGTTTAAATGAGTATAAGAATAATGAGCCAAGTTTGGAATATGGAAATCGACGATAGCACTACAAAACTAACGCTTATGGCTTTGGCTGACTTTTCAGACGATGAGGGCTATTGCTACCCTAGCTATGAAGTTTTAGCTAAAAAAATATCAAAATCAAAAAGAATAGCAATAAGGGCAGTCGAAAAGCTAACTGAGCTTGGATTTTTGAAAAAAGAAAAAAGAGAACTAAACGACGGAACAAGCAGGACAAATTTATACAAAATAGTAAGCGAAAATGAGAGGGTGACACAGACGCCCCCTATGATGACAAACGAAAAAGAGGTAGTGACATCTATGACATCACATAGTGACACTGATGACACTAGGGCGGTGACAAATGTGTCATTGCATAGTGACAAGGGTGTCACCCCTATTAATATAACCACCAATAGAACCGTCAGTAGAACCATCAAAGAACCGTCAATTAACCCCCTACCCCCTAAGGGCGTTTCACTACCTGACTTCATTGATCCAAATCTTTGGCAAGAATATCTAACCTACAAAAAAGAGCGACGAGAGAAATTAAGCTCTAAGGGTATCGAGATGAAATTTAGCGAGTGGGCTAAATGGGCGAGCGAGGGCATAGACGTCAATGCTTGCATACGAGAAGCTATGGCTAACGAGTGGCAAGGAGTGTTTAAACCAAAGCCTAGTTACAAGACGCAAAACGGCTTAAGCCTAAGCGTAGAGGACGTAAGACGCTTTGGTGGTGACGTAAGCTACTACATCGAAAGCACAAGAGAAACGAACGACATAGCAAATCAAAACGTGGCAAATACCCAAAACAAGGAGCCGTTTTAATGAACCGCATACAAACGATCAAAGAAGCGCTTGGCGTAAATGAAACACAAGCACTAATCACAGCAGAGCTACTAAAACCGCTAAAAGATGAGGATATTATCCCATTTTTTGCGTATAGGACAAATTTTATTCAGCCAAAGCAGTCAAGCGAGCTAATCACAAAAAACGCCGTAGCAGCTTTTAGAAAACAAAAGGCACTAGAGGCGATCAGCGAGGGGAAATTTAGCTTTAAAAATATCGAGCAGCTAGTAGAGTTTGTAAAAACCTTTTTTCGCAATGAGAGGCTTTGCTATGGCACAGTCTATAAAGATTTTGTAATTATTGGCGTTGATGAATACGGAAACTTGATCAACCACTACCAAATCAACCAAGCAGGCAAGCCAGTGCAGCTAAGCAGTGATAGCGAAGCAGAAGTTTATGCGTGGCTCTTTGAAAATCAAAAGCGTATCGGCGTGATCAAATACGTAAGCGAAAGAGAAGTAAAAGAAAAAGAGAGAGAGCAGGCAAAAATAGAAGCGGCGAATAACACAAATTTACTCCCAGCTGACCCAGACGCACCGATAGAAATGAGCGATGAGACAAGAGCAAGGCTAAGACTTGGACTATCTGCCCTTGCAGCAAATTTTGCAAAGAGGGCGTGAGATGAAAGCCGTATATATCACAATCACCGAAAGCGGAGCGAGCATAATCGCAAAAGTAGCAGACGAAAACAAAAAGATACTTGATAGCTTTGAGATAAGCCGTAAAGACGCAAGCGGTGTGCTTGAAGTAATGAGAAAGTGGAACGAGAAGCACAAGGACGATGACACAAAGGGGCTATTTTGAGATTAACACGAAGTGAAAATAAAGCCTATCAACTAAGGCTTCTTGAAGCCTACCCACTTTGTCAAATATGCGGGGAGCAACAAAGCATAGAGTGCCACCACGTACGCTATGGTAGATTTGGAGCAGATAAGGACGACATTAAGCAAATAGCCGTTTGTAGGGAGTGCCATCAATGGTGTCACGCACACAAACACGAAAGCATAGAAAAATACGAGGAGGTAGCAGATGAAAATTGGCAACGTTTCGGCGATTGTTAGGAGCAAATATCGCAACAAAAAAACTAAAGGCTTTGATAGTGCAAAAGAGTGGCGTAGAAATCAAGAGCTAGAAGCCTTACAACGAGCTGGCGAGATAAGTGAGCTAAACCGCCAAGTACCCTTTGTATTAATGCCTAGCTACACCTTGCCTGACGAAACAACGAGGCAAGGATTTAGAACTGTGCGCGAGATCAGATATATAGCAGATTTTACTTACCGCCTTAAAGATGGTACACGCATCATTGAGGACGTAAAGGGAATGCAAACGGATGTTTTCAAGATAAAACGAAAACTGCTAGAGAGAAAAATAGCCCTTGGAGTGATAGAGGGCGAGTTTAGGATTTATTAATGCCTAGAACAATCATAACTTCTGAGCAATGGGCGAAAGCAAAAGAGTATTTCGAAATTGGGTTAAGCCTATCAGACATAGAAAATAGAACTGGCATAACAAAAGGGGCAATAAGCAAGAAAAGCACAGCCGAGAAATGGCAAAGAAACGATGCAAAGAAACGTTTATTATCCCAAGTTGTCGAAGTAGCTACAACTAAAGAAACAATTTTGGAAACGCCAGTTTCTATTGAGGTGCATAACGAGCTAGTAAATGAGAAGACTAGGCATTTGCTCTACTTTCAAAACGCAGCGCTAAGAAACCAAAAGAAAGCGGACGAGATGCTAGAGATGAGCGATAGGATAGCAGACGTTGAAGCACATAGCAGAATAACCGCTAGAAATAAAGAGACTGTGCTAGGTCGTGAGGCTGATACTGTGATCAACAATGCAAACATACAAAGCGAGCAAAAGATAATCATTGAGAGAAAGGAGCTAAAGGGTGAATAAAATCACTTGGGCAGATATTGTCTTTTGTGTAGTTGTGAGCATTGCTATCGCAAGCGTGATCTGCGTTTGGCTCATTACCCAGGCAATATTTGAAAAGGTGGCAGCGTGAGCGATATAAATTTAAGTCTAACCTATACGCCGTGGCAAAAAGAAGTCTTTTTTGAGAATACCGCACGCTTTACGACGATAGAAAAAGGTCGGCGTGTAGGATTTACCAAAGGCATAGCAAACGCCACGATCGAGTGGCTACTAGAAGGTAAAAAGGTGCTTTGGGTAGATACTATCACATCAAACCTACAAAGATATTATGAGCGCTATTTTTTGCCTGAATTAAAAGCCCTGCCAAAAGAGCTGTATAGATTTCACGCACAAGATAAAAAGCTAAGTATTGGCGAGGGCTACCTTGATATGAGAAGTGCAGAACGCCCAGAAAACATTGAGGACTTTGGCTATGACATAGTTATCCTGAACGAGGCAGGTATTATCCTAAAAGATGCCTACCTTTGGGACAATGCCATAAGAGCAATGCTACTAGATAACCCAAAATCAAGAGCATTTATAGGCGGCGTGCCAAAAGGTAAAAACCGCTTTTATGATCTTGCAAAGCGTGGAATGAGCGGTGAAAAAGACTGGGTAAATTTTCAAATATCAAGCTTTAATAACCCACTACTCAAAAAAGAACAAATAGACGAAATGGTGGCAGAGCTTGGCGGTATAGATAGCGACGTAGTGCGCCAAGAGATATACGGCGAGTTTTTAGATACAACCTCAAACGTGTTATTCAATCTTGCTTTGATAGAAAACGCGTTTAGCACGCAGATGCCAAACGAAAAGGCTAGTATTGTTTGGGGGCTAGACGTGGCACGTGAGGGAGATGACGAAAGTGTGCTTTGCATTAGGCAAGGATACGGCGTCACAAACTTTTATACATTTAGGCTTGATAGCGTGACAGCTTTAGCGAGGGAGATTTTTGGCATATATGAGAGAAGTGAGGATAAGCCAGACGCTATTTTTATTGACAGCGTGGGCGTTGGTGCTGGTGTGTTTGATACTCTAGTGGATTTTGGCTTGCGTGGTATAGCGAGAGAGGCAAAATTTTCATACAAAGCTACAAACGAAAAGCTTTATGCAAACAAGAGAGCAGAGGCGTATTTCACACTCAAAGAGAAATTTAGGCTACTTAGTATCGTGCCAAATGACAAGCTCAAAAAACAGCTTAGCACTATTAGTTTTTATTATGACAAAAAAGAGCGTTACTTACTCTTGCCAAAAGAAAATATTAAAAAGGAGTTTGGATTTAGCCCTGACCTTGCAGACGCTCTTGCTCTTACGTTTTTTGACCCATTGCCAGCAAAAATCAACACGATCAACTACGATGACGGAGGCATTTGGTGAAAGAGTGCCAAAATTGGGTAGATTTGGCAAAACAAATCGAGTATATTTTTGAGCGTATTGATGTAGAGCTAATTAGAAAAGTGGCAACGCTTGATGATGAGGCTTTGCGTCTTTGTTTTTGTGTGATGATTTGCGAGTGGCTTAAAGGGGCGAAATTTATCCCTACAAAACAAGCTAGAGTAAAACTTGCAACGGCTCTAAAACAAAAAGGGCTTAGCAAAAAAAGAGTGGCAGAGCTAGCAAATGTCAGCACAAGAACAATTTACAGAGTAGGACACGAAAATGACGAACGATGAAAGAATAAGCTACCTCGAGGAGCTAGTGCAAATAGCATACAACGGCTATGCGGAGTACAAACCATTTTTTGACAAACTAAATGATGCGTATTTGCTCTTGCTGGAAAGCGAGCAGTATCACAGCCTAAAAGAGCGAAACAAAAGCAAAAACTACATACCAAAACTAAATTCAAAAGCTAAAAGGATATATGACGGCTTAACCGAAACATATTTCAACAATGATACCTTCGCAAAGCTAGAGCCATATATAAACTCAACACACGATGTGATCGACAAGTGGCAAGAGGCACTAAATTTTTACTGCGACAAGATCAATCTATACAAAGTTTTTGCACCGATTTTTTTAAAATCTGCCTTTTCGGCAAGCTCGGTGGTAAAAGTGTTTTGGGCTAAAGATGAGGCAAAGATAGAGGAAGTAGATATAAACGACATCTATTTTGACCCTGATGCAAAAAACACAGATGACATCCGCTATATCGTGCATAGAATTTACCTCACGACAAACGACATCAAAAAGCTAATCAAGAATAAAACTTTTAAACAAATCGATCTAAGCGAGAACAGACCTTACGAGAGAATTTGCCTAAATGAAATTTATGAGCTAAACGACGATAAATGGAGCGTTAGCACGCTTTACAATAGTGAGCTACTAAGAGACAAAGTAGAGTTAAAAGACGGACAGCCTTTTGTTTTTGGCTATATGTTGCCACAAACAAGGAGAAATACTGATCAAACTTTTGTTTGTGCTTATGGAGAGCCTGCGCTTGCTTCACTTTTGCCGTTGCAAGATGAGCTAAACGCTATCAGAAACTCAATCACAGACGTGACAAGAAACCAAGCAATGCCAAAAATCATTTTTAACCGTAGCGCTAGCATATCAAGAGCTGATTTAGAGCGCCCAAGCGGTGCAATTTTCACCGATGGCCCAGCCGACATTAAGATCGTGCCACCTGGTGACATCAACGCTTCAATGGCAACAATACAAGTGATCGAGCAAGAGATGAGCGAGGTAAGTGGCGTTAGCCCTCAACAAAATGGAGCACCTACAACTAGGCAAGAAACAGCGACAATGGCGTCAATTATGGCAAATGAGGGAAGTGTTAGGCTTCAAGGCTACATAAGAACCTACAATGAGACCTTTTTTGAGCCTATATTTGAACGTCTTGCATTCTTAGTTTGGAAATATGGTGATCCACTATTTTTTGCAGGTTTTAACCGCGGCGAAGTGCCAAGCTTCAACATCAACCTAAACACTGGTATAGGCGCGCTAAATAAAGAGGTGCAAAAGAAAAGCCTAATGGATGCTAGCCAAGTGATAGCAGCTCAATTTGGTATGTGCTTACAACTTCAAGACGGCGAGGGTGCAAACAGGATGAAAGAAGCAAACGAAAAAATCCTATTAGAGTTATTGCCACTATATGGCATAAAAGACCCAGAGAATTTTATCGGAAAGGAGAGTGAGCTTGCTAAACAACTTAAGCCACAGGCTATTTTGCCAAGCGTGGCAAGCCTTGACGCAGAAGCAGGAGCTTTACCAGCTGACGCAATGCCAAGCGTTTAGGGATTTTTTAGAATATCTATTGGGGCTTTATGCGGCAAGTGTTACCGCTAGCCAAAACGAAAAGAATAGCGACGAAATGAGGTTAAGGGCGATTGAGAACATTAAAACTCTCGAAAGCCTTTTAAGTTTTTTTGAAAATTACAAAGAGGAGTAATAAATGACAGAGCAAGAAGCGCTAAATGAATTAGTAAGTATCGTAAATGGTGATGATCAAGTAGAGCCTGAAACAAACGAAGTGGCACAAGAACCACAAGAACAGCCAACAGAGCAACCAGTAGCAACAGAAGAGCCAAAAAAAGAGGAGCTTAATATCGAGGCTATCAAGCAAGCAATGGCTGAAGCGCTAGCAGCAAAAGAGCAACCGCAAGAGCCATCACAACCACAGCTTGCCCCTGAAAAACAAGCACTACTTGATAGTTTAGGTCTTGGAAACCTTGACGCCTTAAAAGCTCAAATGGATCAAATCACACAAGCACAAGCAGCACAAGCAGAGGAAGCTAGACGCCAAGCAGTCTTTGACAAAAATCTAGCAGAGTTTAAAAAGGACTATCCAACAATACGCCCTGATGATCTAGCAGAGTTTGCAAAAGCTCACGGCATGAGTGATCTACTAGGCGAAAACTATGTAGGTTGGAAAGCAGTAGCAATGGGAATGATCAATGTGGCAAAAAGCAAAGAGAAGCCAGACGAAATTTTAAGCGGCTCAAATGCAAGCAGTGAGCTATCGGCGTTTGATAGAGCCAAAAAAGGCGAGAACGT